GCTTCAGCCGCGATCAGTTCCCCGACCTTTTCAAGCCGGTCCATAGAGGCGTGGATAATCCGGGCATCGGTCTTGACGGGGTTCCAGTTCGCCACTCTCATTTCTTCTTAACCTTGCCCTTCACCTTTTGGTTCCGTGTCATAAGGGCCGTCGTGAGTCTGTGCTTCAGCGCCGCCGGGTCTTCCTTTTCTTCGGGCTGCTTCTGGCTCTCCTTGAAGTACGCCTGCCATAGACATATTTCGTGCGAGTCCAGTTCCGCCAACAGCCGGCGCCGTGTCATCTTCAGTTCGCGGGCGAGGAACATGACGAAAAAGTCCCACCCCCGCTTTTTCATTTTTTTTCAACGGCTTCCTGCTCGCCCACGGAAAGCCCGTTCAATTCCTGCGCGGCGTCAAACAGCTTCTGAATCGCCTTCGCGCTCTTGTTGGACAGGAGCAGGATTTCCTTGTCGTTGAAAAGCCGCGTCCCGGTTTCGTCAACGAGAACTTTGGTAAGCAGCTTCGCCCGGAAATTGTCCCTGTTCAGCCGGACACCGTTGGAATCGGCGTCGTAAATCTGGGCCTCGAATGCATCCCGCTCGCCGCCCGTCATAGTCCGTACACGCACCGATCCGCCCCACTCCGGGACGTCAATGTCCCGGAAGGGGAGATCGTCTGCCTTCATGATTTGATCCTTGTTCAGTAACATTTCCTTCCTCCTTGCGCTTGTTAAGTGGACCCGCAATTGTTGAACGCCGCGCCCGATGACAGGGCAATCGAAATATCGGCCTTCAGAGCGTTGTCCACAGCCCCCGTAATGTTGAATCCTACGATGTACCCGCCGAAATAGACGGACCCCGTTTCTCCGGTTGTCGGCCCCACAAATTTGATGTCAAATTTCCTCAGCGTCCGGGCCACCATATCGCGCTGAAGGGCGTCATGCAGATTCGAGTTGGACGCCTCGTTGTCCCACAAAAGGGAAAGGCCGACCTGGCCGCCATCGTACAGGCCCGGTTGCTTTTCCTTGGCCGTTGACTGTAGGGTCGTCACGTCAATCACAGGACCGGACAGACCCGGCCCGTTGAAACTCACCACTTGCCCGATGTTCTGCATCGTGTGGCCGGTGAGAACCACCGTCTCCCCCGATGACTGCGCCGTCAGTTCCTCATAAACCGTGATCGCAGTCGCCGCCGTGGTCTTGATCGTCCATACCCCGGCGTTAAGAGAGGAGTCGACTTCAAGCCGCATCCCGGTTGAAAAGTCTGCAAATCCCGCCTGACGGTTGATCGTCCTCAACGTACTGTCAAAGCTGATCGTATCCGCCGACAGGACCGCCGTCGTTCCCACAACCGACGATTCCCGCCTAATCAAACATCCTTGGCTTTGTCGCGCCATACCGTCACCTCCTCAATTATCCGGTGGTGAAGCTGGCCCCGCCGGTTATGGCAATGGAGAAATCGCCCTTTAGGACGTTATCCACCGCGCCGTTGACGTTCATCCCGATCACGTATCCCTCGAGGTTGATCTTCTGGGCCGTGGTCGCCGTCGAAAGCTGAATCAGAAGACTGCCCTTGGTCCGCCGAACGAGGCTTTCCCTGAGCTTGATCTGTCCATCATTCGTGGCGACCCAGTTCACATTCAGGCTGATCTGTCCGCCGTCGTAAAGGCCGATCATCTTTTCCTTGGCCGTGCTCTGCAAATTGGTCACATCGATAACGCCCGCGCTCATGCTCGGCCCGGAAAACCCCGTCAGTTCCCCAACGACGTTTGCGGCGAGCGTGGCGTTGACCGTCACGGTGGCCCAATAGCAGATGATTCCTTGGCTTTCCTTCGCCATAGCTTCTACCTCCTTACGTCACCGAGATTGCCGCGTACGACAAATCGGTGTGGGTGGTGGGCCGTAGCTTCACGCACCCGGATGAGTCGTTGTAAGCGTCAGGGGGGAAGAAGCCACTCAACTTCTGCCCCGAAGCCGTCACATCAACCGAGACATCTAACGCCACCAATCCCACAGGGACCGGCGACACCTGGGACGTCACGACGACGGCATTGGTCGCCGCCCCCGCATTCTTGACCCACAAAAACGTATGGCCGTTGTTCGCAAATTCATCAACCGAGCTCGCCGCCGTGAAACTGGCATTAAGCCCCGCCGTCGTCAGATTTTGAACCGTCAGGGTTGCCATTATTCAGTCCCCCAACAAGAGTATTCCTGCGAAATCGCGTACAGGTTCAGGTCATCGTTATAGTCGTCATCCTCCCACGTCAGGACGGCCCGGAAGGTGCGAGCGCCATCCATCGCGGTAAGGATCTCCTTGGACATGTCCTTCACCTCCGCATAGGTCCGGGCAAAGGCATTGACGACAATCGTCGGGTTCTTCGTGCCGCTGTATCCCGCGAGCGTGTTCACGATCCCCGCCGACGCCCGGTAATAGGTAATCGCCGGATAAGCCGGGTTCTGTGGAATCCGCACAGGGTAGATGCGAGTGTTTACCCGCGCCTTAATGTCGGCGTCCGCTGTCAGGACCGTGTATATTAGAGTTTCAATCATCGCCTTTTAAGTGGCCCGTTCGCTCCCGAGGGTTAATGGCTGGGAAGGGGCAGCCACCGGGGAGGCCGGAAACGAACGGACCTTATAAATTCAGCCTCCGACACATGAGTTGCAATTCCTTGTTCCGTTCACCCGGATTGATGATTGCTTCGATTAAGTAATCATTCGCCCCGTGAGTGACCTTCATTCGCGCCGTCACGTCGGACCTGTATCGGATCGTCACCCGCGCCTCGATCTCGGAAACGGCCTGTTTAGCCGCGAAATACTCCCGGCCCTGAATCGGATCGATCCGCGCCCACAGGTCGGCCACCTTTTGCCAGCGGACTTCCGGCTCGCCGTAAGTGTTTTGCGTGTCCACCGGCTTATAGAGTATGACCTGATGTCGGAGCCTTCCCGCGTTCATCCTATGGCCTCACGTCGATCAACACATACGGGTCAAGCAGGCCGTCAACGAAACTGCGCTGGAGTTCTTGCACAATCGTCCCGGTAATCGTGGGCTCCCTAAATTCGTACATCTGGCTGACCCGCATCTTGATCCACGTTTCAATATCTTCGGGGCAAGTGTCCGTTGCGTTACTTGTCGGATACCCGGCCTGAAATTGGACTGTAATCGCGTTCCGCTGTGTGTAGTGGTCCGGCCAATCCTGACCGTCCCTCAAAAAGACCCGCCCGGGTTCCGCGTACACGTCCACGCCAAAGACCGTTGTGGAAAGGGTCGTGCTGTTTCCCGAAGTCGGGTCCAGATAGGTAATGACCACATCCGTATCAGTTGACGAAAGGGGCGCACGCGGGAGAATAAACTCCCCATTCGCCGGCCAATCATCAACAAGCAACTGGAACGTCTGAGCCAGACAGCACCGCCCGGTTTTGTTCTCGGCAGCGTGACGGGCTGCCTTTTCCAAAGCGGTCAAAAGGGTGTCCTCCGTCGTGTCCGCCGTCGAAAGCCTGAGATACGTTTTCAGGTCGGCCACAGACACCGGCTCGGCAGTCGCATCGGTCACAAGTCGCAGGGTCCAAGTCATATCTCCCCCTCAAAAATCACATCGAAGTGCTTGCTGATCCGCCATTCATCGACAAGGTAATCCGGCGTGACCCCCGCCCACCTTTTGCCCGACATGATCGGTGCGCCAGCCGCAACGAGAAAATGGGCGGTCAATTCCGAGCATACTTCCTGCCCGTCAACGTGAATCTTCGGCAGGCCGATCAGGTGCAAAAGCAGCCGATACCACGGATAACCCCGCCCTGCCTGCGGGACAACTGCTTCGAATCCGCGCTTGAAGGCGGTCCCGTCCATCCCCCGCCATCGGGCAACCAACACCTGATCACCCTTGTAACCTTCGAAAAACTTCTGGCTCTTGATCGTCCACAGGGCTTCAAACGTATCGCCAGCGGCGTTCAGGATGATCCCGGTGTGGCCGTATTCGGCCTTTCCGTCCAATGACTTCAGCCGCTGCGCTAACAGGATCGCGCTGCCGAGTCCTTGCGGGTTCCTTGAAGCAAACACATCGCCGGGGTAAATGATTGGAGTCATACCTCGTCCCTCAATTCGATGATGGCCTTCACCTCTGAAATCGGAAACGCACCCGCCGCGATCATGGTCCCGTCGCCACGCGGAACGACCAGCAACACGATCTTGTCGCCTGAGAACACGACCGCATTGCACAACCGGCATTCGTACTGATCCCCGTTATTCAGGATGATCAGGAACCCGAACAGGACGGCGATCATGGCGAGGATGCGTTTCATTTCAGTTCACCCGCAACGTCAGGTCGTGCGTTTCAATGGTCAAAAGCTCTTGGCACTTGGGGCAGATGATGTCGATCCCAATGCTTTCAATCGGCACCGTCTCCCAATCGATTTCCTGCGAACACTCCGGGCAATGGCAGTTTTCGCCCAGTAGGGTAATCTTCAGGCACTTTTCCATGATTGATTCCCTCCCGCCTCCGCGTAGAAGATATGCCGCCCGATTTGAGCCACCTCACGCATTTTAGCGGCCCATTTTGGATGACAATCGACGGTGCAATACTGGACGGCATGGGTCGCCGCCACTATCGGGTCGCGGGGAATCCTGCCGTCCAAGATCCCCCGGGCGATGTCGTGACAGATGACAAGGGCCGCGCTCTTTTCCAACGCCGCGTCGAAGTCCTCCGCGATCCGGGCCAACTGCGGAAAGTTCGGGTCGCCGGGAAGGAAACATGAAAACTGCCACGGCATGAGGCACACCGCGTGAATCGTGTCGCCGTCCCAGTTCCGATGATCAACCCTTTCCAACACCACCGACGCCATTGCTATCTTCCCGTCCCGTGACTCCCCCCGCGCCTCACCGTAGATCGTCAGGGCCAACAGCCGGTCATCCGGCAAGTGGCCGAACCGCTGATTGAGGAGCTTTTTCAGGTCAGGCGTTTTCATGCGTTATGCCTATTTCCGCCCCATCAAAAACTTGTGAATGTCTGTGACTTTCCCGTCCATCTTGTCAAGCTGGTGGGCTATGTCTGCCTGCCCCGCCCGATATTCCGCCCGCGTGACGTACTCAGCGGGCAAATCTCTGACTTGGCAGAACATCCACAAAAGGATGCCGGTCAACACAATCGCCTGAATGACAACAGGCAGATTCCCGTTCAGCTTGTCGCGCAGTTTCTTCAGCATTGACCCGCTCTCCTTTTTCCTGTATTTAGCTGCCGGACGGGGCCGGTCTCCTTTCCGGTGGCGGTGACGCGCCAACCCGTCCGCTCATCTCCGATTCATCCCCGCCTCGCTGTGGATGCCCATAAAACAAGATCCTTTCCTGTCCCGCTATCGCGGGACTACGCAGGATAACAGGCCGCGCGAAAACCCGCGCCGTCGTACGAAGGCGTGCGAGAATGGCCCCAATACACGCTCCACACCCCCGCAGTCGTCGTGCTGTACCAATACCCGGACGAGATCAGGCACAGGGCGTTTGCGATGTGCTGATAAAAATAGTCCTTCCCAAAAA